TGGATAACAACCAGATTGGCCGATTTGGGATTGATAGAATCGGTGAAGAATGAATACAAGGGCCAGATTGATGCTGAATATAAATTTCGTGATTGGTTGAAAAAGACACACAACAAAGAAGTAACTGACTTAAAACCACAAGAATACGCAACTATTTCAAAACAGTATAGTGACGAAAAAGCCAAGCAAGGTGCCAAGACCGAGGGCAATGAGTTCGCCCTGGCAGTGCAGAAGGCCAAGGCAGCAGGCATGAAACCCGGCGACAAGTTCAAGGTTGGCGACAAGGAATACTCATTGAAGGACGCCATAGAATTGGCCGGCATGCAATTGGAAGATTTTGATTTTGCCGCAGAAAACGTTGCCAGCGCCAACGAGTCGGTAAAAGAAGACGAATTGGCAATCATTAAAAAGTTATCCGGTATATAATACCAAATTTCACCATAGACAACAGATAAATAACTGTGTATATTATTCTTTATGTCTAATGTACATTTAGGCAAACAAAACAAACATAGGCACACAAGGAGGCTTACATTATGGCTACACTAGCTGAAATAAGAGCGAGGTTAAAATCTCAAGAAGTGAATCGCTCCACTTCATCAACCGGCGGCGACAACGCCATCTACCCACACTGGAACATACAGGAAAATCAAGAAGCAGTAGTTCGTTTCTTGCCTGACAAGGATACCGGTAACACTTTCTTCTGGACAGAAAGAGCAATGATCAAATTGCCTTTCGCTGGGATCAAGGGACAGTCGGATTCGAGACCAGTGCAGGTACAGGTACCATGCATGGAGATGTATGGAGAAACTTGCCCGGTCCTTACGGAAGTTCGACCCTGGTTCAAGGACAAGTCAATGGAAGACATGGGCAGAAAATATTGGAAAAAGAAAAGTTACATATTCCAAGGTTTTGTTCTACAAAATCCCTTAACCGATGATAAGGCCTCTGAGAATCCTATCAGAAGATTCATCATTGGTCCACAAATTTTCAACATAATCAGATCTGCATTGCTAGATCCAGAGATGGAAGAATTGCCAACTGATTACGTGAGAGGTGTGGATTTTAGGATAACCAAGACATCCAAAGGCGGATACGCTGACTATTCCACTTCAAAATGGAGCAGAAGAGAAAGAGCCCTGGATGAGGCGGAACGAGCAGCGATTGATAAGTTTGGATTGTTCAATCTCTCAGACTTCAGACCCAAGAAGCCTACCGATGCGGAGATAAAAATAATCAAAGAATTATTTGAGAGATCTGTGGAAGGCGAGGCATATGATCTGGAAAAATATGGTCAGTATTTCAGGCCAGCCGGAGTATCAGCTACGGCAAATGGTTCTGCAAACGGATCAGCATCAGTAACAGCCACGGTCGATGAAGAAGTGTTGGCAACCAAAGCGGAACCGGTAAAAGCGGCTCCTGTTGCGGCAGCACCTCAACCATCCACTGACAGCGCCAAGAGAGCTGAAGATATCTTGAAACTGATCAGATCAAGACAAAGCAAATAACACTAATTTCCCTTTTGGCTCCAGCATTGACACTGGAGCCAATTAGTGTTAAAATAAGAACATAGGAATAAAAATGACAAAAGTATTCGACGTTACAAAATTCAGAAAAAGCATTACCAAATCAATACAAGGGTTGGGGTTAGGATTCAATGATCCCACAGATTGGATTTCCACAGGCAACTACGCATTGAACTATTTGATGTCAGGAGATTTTAAAAAAGGAATACCTCTAGGCAAAGTCACTGTGTTTGCGGGCGAACCTGGGTCAGGCAAATCATACATAGCGTCTGGCAACATAGTCAAAAATGCACAGGCACAAGGTATATACGTCATTCTGATTGATACAGAGAACGCATTGGACGAATCTTGGTTGCAGGCACTGGACGTGGACACAGATGAAAAGAAATTATTGAAGTTGAGTCTTTCCATGGTGGATGATGTGGCAAAAACAATATCTGAGTTCATGAAAGGTTATAAAGAAGAGAACCTGGATAACAAACAGACCGCACCCAAGATACTATTTGTGATAGATTCTTTGGGAATGTTATTGACCCCCACAGATGTAAATCAATTTGAGGCAGGAGAGATGAAAGGTGACTTGGGCAGAAAGCCCAAGGCCCTTACAGCACTGGTCAGAAACTGTGTGAACATGTTTGGCTCTTACAATGTGGGATTGGTCGCAACCAATCACACGTACGCTTCTCAAGATATGTTTGATCCCGATGACAAGATATCTGGAGGGCAGGGATTTATCTATGCTTCTTCAATCGTGATAGCAATGAAAAAATTAAAATTAAAAGAAGACGAAGCCGGTAATAAAATCTCAGAAGTGAGGGGTATAAGAGCAGCATGCAAGGTCATGAAAACCAGATACGCCAAGCCTTTCGAGAGCGTACAGGTTAAGATTCCATATGACACGGGCATGGATCCATATTCTGGATTGGTTGATCTTTATGAGAAACAAGGAGTGTTGGTGCAGTCAGGCAACAGATTGAAATACGTGGATAGCAAAGGCAAAGAACATCTAGAATATAGGAAAGACTGGGACGGAGATAAATTAACAATGATAATGAACGATTATCAAAACGTTAAAAAAACAGAAATAAAACAAGCAGATGAAGCACAGAGCAAGAAGGAAAAAAAGAGCATTTAAAATCCTCTGGCAGAAAAAAGATTGATGCAAGAACTCACGCATGAAGACATAGAACAGATATGGGGTTCCATCAGCCATTACGTTCCCGACAGGCAGAAAGTGGACTGCGCTGTTGACTTTATAAAGACGTTGGTTGATGTGGGCATATCCACTAAGACGATAAAGGCAGCGGGAGAATACGACGACAAGTTAGAAGAAGCGATAGAAACTGTTTTCGAAGAAGAAGATGAGGAAGACTACGAGGAATAATGAGTTGGTATACAAAAGTCAGCCAAGATATTAGTTTAATACCAGACTGCATCAAGTTCTTTGAGCAAGAATTGGAAACAGCACGTAAAGAGATATATATTTTTGGCAGTCTGGAAAAATCTGCAGCATCATTGCCAGGAGTAGTGGAGCAAAGATTCAATCAATTGCAAGAAATCGAAGCCATATTAGAGTATCTACACATTGAAAATAGAAGATTGAGGTCAAAGACATTTAAAAAGTTCCTAGAAAACTACAACAGGGCACTGACTTCTCGAGATGCCGACAAGTACGTGGATGGTGAATCAGATGTCGTGGATATGGAAAAAATAATCAATGAGTTCGCTCTGCTGAGAAACAAGTGGTTGGGTATAACGAAGGGACTGGACCAAAAACAATGGCAATTGACCAACATAGTCAAACTACGAGTGGCGGGTATGGAAGATGCCACTATCAGATAACATAAAAATTTTACCATTTGACAGGCAGGGCCTATTAGAGTTTTTGCCAAAAGATTCTATCGGAGCCGAACTTGGAGTTGAGCACGGGCGTTTTTCAGAACTTATATTATCGGCAGTGAGACCAAAAAAACTTTACCTTATTGACAGCTGGATTGATGTCATGACAGGAAAATTTCGTAATCAAGAAGAAACACTAAGGCAGGAAAAAAATTATAATGATGTAAGAAAAAAATTCCAAAAATATTTAGAGGTGGAAATTATCAGAGAATCTAGCGTAGATGCCAGCAAATTATTTGAGAATAACAGTCTCGACTGGATTTACATAGATGCGGATCACAGTTATGAAGGAGTATCAAAGGATTTGATCGAATGGGGAGAAAAAATTAAACTAGGTGGATTTATATGCGGACATGATTGGACGACTAAACCGAAAAAAAAACATGGAGTGATATTTGGAGTCAATCGCGCAGTAGAAGAATATGTTTGTAAAAATAAATTTGAATTCATAGGCATCACAAATGAAGATAATTTCAAATCATTTATGTTGAAAAAAATACATGCTTAATAAAATAATATTGACAGATGTGGACGGCGTGCTATTAGAATGGGAGGATCATTTTAAAAAATGGATGCATTCTAAAGGATATAAAGAATTAAAAAATACAAATACAGAATACGACATGAGCGTTAGATATGGCATACACAAAGACAACGGCAGCGAATTGATCAGAGAATTTAACAAGAGTGCATGGATGGCCACGCAATCTCCCATGCCGGACTCTCAAACTTGGGTGAAATTGCTGCATGCGGAGGGTTGGACATTTATTCCCATCACATCACAAACATCTGATGTACCGGCTCAAAGATTAAGGAAAAAAAGATTGGAAGAATTATTTGGTGATACCGTGTTTGCAAACTATTTCATATTGGAGACAGGAGATCATAAGGATTCCGCATTGGCAGAGTTCCACAATACTGGATTATGGTGGATAGAAGACAAATGGAGCAATGCTATCAAGGGATTGGAATATGGATTGAAACCTTTATTGTATAATCACATTTACAACCAAGGATTAACACATGAACATATCGTAAGAGTAAATAATTGGCAACAAATATATAAGATTATTACCAAAAGGATATAGATGAAAATATTCGTAGGATATGATACTCGAGAAGACATATCATATCAGGTGTGTGAGCACTCGATCAAACGGAGAAATAAGGACGTTAATGTGGTTCCATTAAAAATGAAACTGCTCAGGGAGTCTGGAATCTACACCAGAGATATCGACAAATTGGCCAGCACAGAATTCACTTTCACAAGATTTTTTATTCCATATCTGCAGAATTATCAAGGATGGGCAGTATTCTGTGACTGTGATTTTGTCTGGCGAATAGATGCCATGGAGCTAGAACAATTTTACGATGACAGTAAAGCGGTAGTGTGTGTACAACATGATTACAATCCAGAAGAAGGTGTGAAAATGGATGGGCAATTACAACTTGCTTATCCCCGAAAGAACTGGAGTTCAATGGTGTTATGGAATTGTGCCCATCCAAAAAATCAAATATTAACTCCAGAATTATTAAACAAAGAGACAGGAAAATTTTTGCACAGATTCAGTTGGTTAGAAGATTCTGAAATTGGCTCTATGCCTTGCGAATACAATTGGCTTGTGGGCTGGTACAAGGAACCCAGAGACGGGCATCCAAAGATCCTACATTACACCGAAGGTGGTCCGTGGTTTGAAAATTATAGGAACTGCGAATATGGTGATGTCTGGAAGAAAGAACTTATAAATCTTTTTTCGTCGTGAGCTGGTCCATAGCCAATATCAATTGTCATAGAAAACCCATATGCCATGTTTACTCCGGTGCTCTAGTATCAAGAAACATCTACGACAAGTTGTATGAGCAATGGAATAACATAGGGCATGAACATTGGAGAAAATTCACCGATGAGATGAAAGTCGAAGTATACTTTCACGATGATTTCACCAGCATGTTGACTCCAAAAAAGATCAACGGATATATCGGCTATTGGTTTTTCCAACAACGCACAGATAGGAGCAAGGGGGGAGAAATAGAGCTTGCAAATGGAACTGATAAAAAAATATTAAACTACTGCAGCAACACAATTTTAATAATAGAAACTGACAAAACTTTCAACGTGCTTGCTAGAAAGCACCAGTTGCCGCAAAGGCCCTTTTGCGAAATTTATTTTGACGATATCACCAACAAAAAGATAAAAAAGTTTTTCTATTAATCTTTGAATATTTTATTGGACTCTACTAATATTTTATTACCTGGCAGGTATTTTTTTTGCCCATAACCGTGCCCAAACCAACACTTTGGACCACCATTTTTTTTATTAAACCTATAATCCATTTTTTCAACAACAACTTGACTTTTTAAGGTTGCGTACACTAAAATCTTGTTATCGTCGTCTGGATATTCTTTAAATTTTAAGAAAGGCGCAATGGTTTTGGCAGAATACTCATTTAACATGAACACCCCTGCATTAAATCTTTCATTCCTAAGTACTTTTGGCTCAAAAACTTTTAGTATGCTATTTTTTTCGCTTTCCTCATGCCAATCGATTGATCTCTTTAAAGCTCTTTTATCTACACAAGGCTTGAAAGTATTATTTCTAGGATACATTTCAAAAATATTGGGTGCAGTTGGCCAACAAATCACATCGGTGTCTAAATATAAAATTTGATCGTATTCTTCCCACCAATCATTATTTAAAAATAAATCAAATCGTTCGAATGTTGGATGTACGTGATTTATTCTTGGCGTTGAAATTAAAATATAATCAACTTTACATTTGTCTGCATAAATTTTGGCAGACTTTTTTGAATATTGTAAAAGTTCTTGATTTACTTTTATATTTACAAAATCAGGATTGGAGAACGTCTTAGTCTCCATAAAGAATTGTACCACACAATTTTTCATTATAAAATATTTAAGTTTTTTAATATGCTGACTGCCATACCATTTTCAAATTCCTCGGGCGTAAACTGTTGATAAGCCAAGGAATACAGCCATTTAGATGGATCAGTGTAAAAAGGATCTTCTATTTCCGACAGTCCCGGCGATGACATGATCCAAGCAAAACTCTTTGTATCACTGAATATCGGAACCCCTTCCAACGCTGCCTCAACTGCGCTGATACTGCAACTGGTCACGCAAGCCCAAGCATTGCGCAGATCATGCTCCAAAGATACTGCAGCCACACTAGGACCAGACGTTCCGGCCTTCCGGGGTTTTTCTCTTATCTTAATGGGTCGATCGGTATATTTTTTTATCTCATTGACAGTGTTGTTGGTCCAATTGGTTTTTTTAAGATATTTGTGTATACCTAGACTGCTGGGGCAGATAAGAATATATTCTCCTTGATTTTTATTTCTTGTTTTTATTGGTAAGTTAAATTTATCAAACCTATCCGAAGGACAATCTCTTATAAATTTAGCATGTATCTGATTCTTACAAATTCTCCAGTAGTGATTATCATTCTTTAAGTTTGAATTGTTAAATCTCCCAAAATAAGGTGTGTCTGTGTACCAATACTCAGATCGCTGTTGCTCTAATTGATGCACAAGATTAATATTGTTATTAATAAATCCCCAAAACATAGCAGGAGATTTAGCATCTGTGTCCAGATTATTTTTTATTTCTGTTTTCTCGGGCCAGGTTCTTTGTATTCCTTTAAACACTTCCCAGCATTTACTCTTGGGACTATCAGATGGTGCGTAAATTGTTAGCATCTATAAATTCTTGTAAAAGTTTTGCCCATTGTCGGTGTCCCTCTGTGCTGGGGTGGGGATCTTGTGGACTTACAAACAAATTTTTTTCAACCACATATTCAAAGTGTGATATCTGCGGAGAGAAAAATCTTCGCATATTGATGGAATCTCGTATGATTTTGAAATCAGATACATCGGTGTCAAAGCTATTTGGCATTGCATTGTACATCACATAGGGTATATTTTTTCTTTCAAAATAATTTTGGATGTCGAACACATTGTCTAAAAAGTTCATGATTGCATTGTTATCTATATCCCAGCCAGTATTCTTTATCAGGAAGCTGACATTATCCAGCGTTTTCCAGGTGCGCCACGTCAGCTCCGATCCTTTGACTCTTCCTGCCTTCCAACCATCATTGGTTACGTAGTCATTCCTATGCATACTGCTCCATCCTATAATGGCAAATACATCCTTGGTGCCATTCTGCTCAAACCAAACCTTGGTGGTAAAACTGATACGATCATTGCCCCGCCCACCCATGGCCAGATTCGTTAATTGCAAATTGTAATGTTGGGCTAATTCTTCTGCAACAAACGTATCAACATTGTCTTTGGGCCTCCTGCATAAGAAACTACAACCATTGGAAAACAATTTGGACATTCATGTATAATATAGTATAATTATAGAAAAAACAATGATTGTAAAAAATATATCAGCTATACAATACTTCATAGAACGGTTTGATATACTAGATGCACCATATCAATACACCGTTGATTATCATATTGATGCTCCTCGAAAAACTTTTATCACCAATCCCACGTTTATGGCTGAGTTCCATGACTGTACAACACACAGTTTACCCTTGTTGATAACAAATGAAAATCATCTCATTACCTCACACATATGGCCCCTATTGCATAATACAAAATACAAACCAAAGAAGACACATGGGCTATGGAGTGCATGGGGAGAGAACATAGATATATCTCTATCTGCTCCCGCCAAAAAATTTGAGGAAGAGTACAAATACGTGTGGTTGCCCATCGATGAGCTCAGCGCCAACAACGCCTGGCACATCTGGATCGACGTGATATCAAAGTTTAGATTGATGGAAAAAAAATTCAGCCACAAATATACGGATTTTATCTATGTGTTGAGCAACTCCAGTGAATATTTCGATCGTGTGGCCGGAGAATTATTTCCTGAACTTAGATATTACGTGATGCCCAAAAACACAACATGGAAATTTGCGCATCTTTTGGTGCCATCCATGAGCAATCATGAGGATGGCGTGACTGTGCCAGAAATGCCAAAGTGGCTCCGCCATAAATTTGGCCAGAAAATAGAGCCTACAAGAAAAATTTTTATCAGCAGGGAGGATGCCCCCGCGAGGAAATTGATTAATGCCGAGGAAGTGTTCATGGCTCTGCAAGGTTGGGAAACCGTTACTCTATCTGGAATGATAACCCAAAAACAGATAGAACTTTTTTCAGGAGCTAGTCATGTAATATCTACACACGGAGCTGGATTAGCCAATCTATTATGGTGCCAGGCAGGAACAAAAATCATAGAAATAAGTCAAAAGGAATTATTAGATAAAAAAGTCTATCCTGTTTTAAGCCATCATTTGGGATTATCCCACCATGTATTATTGGGTGAAAAAGTGACAATAGCAGGAGATAAACCCAAAGGAGTAAAAAGAAAAAAAGATTTCAATGACATCACCGTAAACACGTCCGCTCTATTTGAATTGATTAATCAGGTGCAAAAATAGAATAATTAATAACAAATGATATATCTGAGCAAGACTGATAGACCCACTACAGAGAAATACATAAGTTGGGCCCAACAGGGTTTACCAGGATCAAAAATTTTACCATATGATCAAGTACTTCGGCAGAGAGATGCCGACAAGGTCATATTGATGGGTATATTAAGGGGTACCAACATGGTATATCATTGGGCTATCAAAAACAAGATAGATTTCTATTTCATTGACCGACCTTATTGGGGGATGAGCCGAAGCGAACCTTACCTCATGAGGATAACCAAGAACCATCACGCAAAAAATTATTTAGAATCTAGGCCTGATGATCGTTTTCAAAAATATTTCCCATTTAAGATCGAACCATGGAAGAAGAATGGAAAAAAAATTGTAGTATGCCCTCCCACGCACAGCATAGCGGTCATGTTCGAACAGGAAGGTTGGCTATCTAAAACTTTAGAAATTTTAAGAGCTAATACAGATCGAGACATAGTTGTGAGAAATAAAGGATATAATCCCGATAGCAAAATAGATGAGTTCGGTCGACTGATGCCTGGCCCAAACGACAATGAGGACACTGCCACACCAATCGATTGGAATGACACTTATGCCATTGTGGCATTTAACAGTAACATAACCATAGAAGCCACAGCGAGAGGCGTGCCCGTGTTTACGGACATAATGAACTCATGTGCTCCTATAGCAGAATTAGATTTCTCAAAGATAGAAACGCCCAGGTATGCGGATAGAGAGCCCTGCTATCATTCTTTGGCATACGGACAATTTACAAAAGAAGAAATTCAAAATGGGTACGCATGGAGCATATTAGATGAAAGTTGAAATATTTAGAAGAACAGTGAAAGATAGACGTCGAGGAGCCAGCTGGGAATTATTGCAACACATGGCCGAGGGTATAAAAAAATCCGGCGACGAACCCGTGATTGTGAACGAAAATCTCACAGGAAATTGGCGCCAAGACGAGATGGAACCCACTGCTCCAATTGGTTGCATGTTTGGGTATGGTGGTGACAAACAGATACATCACACCAAGGGCAGAAGGAGGGACCTTGTGGAACGTGCCAAAAAGAAAGGCATCTATATTATTACATTTGATGGTGGTTTGCTGAGCAGTTTTGGAAACACAGTGGATCATCCTCATCACCATTGGAGAGTGGCTCTATATTCTCCCATGAACAATGGCGACTTCCTATCAGACAACTCTCCACCAGATCGTTGGGAAATGATGAAAAGTTTATGGAATATTAAAAATGATCCCTGGAGGAAGTCCAATCCCGAAGATCCGATACTGTTTGTTCTACAACCCAAAGATAACTGGAGCATGAACGAGCTAGATCCGATCGATTGGTTCAATGGAGTCTATGACACACTGAGGAAATTGACTCACAGGAAATTTTTAGTGAGGCCTCATCCTAATCATATGGCAGCGATAGCAGACAGGGCAAAAGAATTTCCCGGGGACGTGGAATTAGTTATAGGCCCTAAGTTTTTTACGGGAGATAATAAAAAATTCTATAGATTTAATTTTCAAGAAGCGATTGCCAATTGTCATGCTGTGGTCACCCACAACTCCACCGCTAGCACAGACAGTTGTGTGAGAGGCATACCTACTTTCTGCACGTCAGATTTGGCAATATGCTGGCCTGTGGCAAACCAAGACTTGACCAAAATAGAATCACCAGTATTGCCTGATAGGTCACAATGGTTAAATGACATAGGATATAAAATGTGGACCACGGAAGAGATATCTAATGGCACAGTGTTTCGTAGATTTAAACATAGATTAGGATTATAGCATGTGTGGCATATATGGCATAACCAAACGAGATAGAGACTTTATAGAAAAGTATATAAAAATCTGCGAACATCGAGGACCAGATGGACAGGATATTTGGAATGATGATTCTGTCACTCTAGGACATAATCTTTTAAGCATAACCGATCAGCCACAAGTGTCGCATCAGCCATGGCACACTGAGAGAGGCAACATATTAATATATAATGGAGAGATTTTTAATTATTTTGATTTGATAAAAAAATACACAGCTTTTAAACCCCGTACCACATGTGATACAGAATTGTTAGCATGGGGATTGGATCACCATGGTGAAAAATTTGTTGAAGAGATTGACAGCATGCATGCCTTTGCCTATTACAACACCCAGTCAAAGCAACTGATATTGAGTAGAGATCATGCTGGCATCAAACCTCTATACTATGCTGAAACCGCGGAGGGATTAATATTTGGTTCAGAAATAAAAGGCATGCTGGATCAGGTGCCCAACTCCAGGAAGATAGATCAGTTGGCGATCAGCTGCATGAGCCTCACCGGCATCAATGCCACCAGGAACACATTCTTCTCCAACATAAAACAACTGATGCCGGGAGAAACAATCACATATGACTGTGCAAGAAAAAGAATAAAATCATCAGAAAGAATTTACATCACTCCAAGATCTAATCGATCCTTTGATCCCGCGGAGTTCAGAGATCGTGTGAGAAAGACTGTGCAGATGTCAAGCATAGGACGAAGACAGATGGGGGTATTCCTCAGCGGTGGGTTGGATAGCAGCGTGGTAGCATATGAGATGATGAAGATACATGGAGCTGTGAACACATTCACTAATAAAATGCAGCCCAATGTCGTGACCGATGAAGATTACAACAGTGATGCCGCCTGTGCAAAAATTTTAGCTGTGCAAGAAAAATTCAATCACACCGAAGTTATTATCACACCCAACGATGTCATCGCGGCATGGAAAGACAGCATCTACTACATGGAACAACCTGTCTACAACCCCAGCATGAGCATGTATTATCATACCAATCGCAAATTGTCGGAGGCCGGCACCGTCATAACCATGGCGGGAGACATGGGCGATGAGATACTGGGAGGATATCCCAAGTATTGGAAAATGAAAGATGAAAAGTTCCGTTCATGGGGAGACATAATAGACAAATGGTTACAAAGAATAAAAAGACCACTAGTGGTGGGAGTGCCGACTCTGCCGGCCGCGGTGTTGAGAGAAGAGTTAATAAAGTTGTATCCTGACACCTTATGGAATCCTGTGGATCCCGTAGCATCTTATATGGCCCTTGATTGTGTGGCACAAGCACCAAATGAATTCTTCTCTAGGAACGACAAATACGGCATGGCGTTTGGCATGGAGGGGAGATTTCCTTTGACCACAAAAATGTTCATGCAATATTGCCTGGACATACCAACCAGTCACAAGATAGGAAAAAATAAACACGAGACAAAGTTATTGACCAAAATTGCCTACAAAGGATTACTGCCAGATGCAATAATTACGAAACAAAAGACAGGTTGGACTGTGCCAATCGGACAGTGGCTGGCCATGGGCATTGATAACAATTTAAAAAAGTTTTATACTAGCTGTGTCGGAGAGAAATCAAGACTGGATAGGATAACGGTAAGCCAAAAGGCAAGCAAAGCTCTGGTTCCAGCCTGGGTCATGCAAGATTGGATCAAAAAGTATGAGATGTTGTGATCAATGTACTTGATAATGGCATAGATCAATTTCTCTCGTTTTAAATTTATAGTAATTGGCTTTGTACCTCGTATCAAAGTATGTTCGCTTTTGAACGAATTTAAGATTTTTAAATTTTTCTATGCCGGGTTTGATATGGGGATGGTTTCCATCATCGAATACGAAATTCTTTATGCCGAGATGCAGGGACAGCTCTATATCCCTCTGCACTATCTCTGGCCAATGTCCCCCGTCGATGAATGCCAAGTCATACCCTGATATCGGCAACGACCTGCTGCCTAGCATGACCTCCATAGCCACTTTCTGACTGTCACCCCACACTATTTCATGCCTGCCGGGAAATTTTACTTTGAGGATTTCCGCACCCTTCCTGGAGCTGTCTATTTCTATTATCTCGATGCTGGTGATCTTTACTGATGGAAACATAGTCATCAACAAGGCACTGCTCCAACCGGTATTGAATCCAAATTCCA